ACGCTTCAAATCCGCTGGCTTCAAACCTATTGAAATACCACCTTCAATAAATCTGTGCAACCATGCTACAGGCTCTTGCTCTGGCTGTGCCAAGGCTTCTTCTTGTTTTGGCGTCATGTGTTCTTCTCCCGCAGCTTGGCTGCTTTTGGCTCATGCGTACAAGCGTCTTCGTACTCCAGCACATCCTGAATCTTGTAGCGGATCAATCCACCAATCTTCAGGTATCGACACCCTTGTTTTAGAGACCTGTCGCGCTCCAATGTGGCCTCGCTGATCTTCCAACGGAATGCGAGTTCTTCTTGTGTCATCAGTTGCTCATTCATTGTGGCTTCTCCTCATCGTCAAACGCCATGTCTGGGTGCGGTATGTCGTCATGCACTATCACGCCATCGACGGCTTCGATGTACTTGCCACAGACCACGCAGTAGTAACCTTCATCCATTGTTCTTCTCCTCTTTGATTGGCTCACTCACAATGCGCCCACAAAGTTTGCATTCTTTGTGAAAATAGCCGTTGTAAATCCAGCCTGTTCGCGCCCCAAGGTGGCCTGTCTTTTCGCAAAGCCACCAACCAAATCTGATGTACCAAGGTTGGTTCATGCTTCCCCCTTAATGCCGTGTGCGGCTTCGATGGCTCGGGCGAATTCTCGCAAAGGAAGCCATGTCTCGCCTTCAGTGTCTGCCAATGATTGTGACCACAAACGATTAATCTCCTCATCCGTCAGCGGCTTGCGCTGTGGTGCTGATTCAGCAAAGCATTTGTCAAAGTATTCTTCAAGCATGGCCTTTAACTGTGGGTGCATAGGTTTATGTACGCTTTTACTTGTTTCATCGACACGTTTTTGTGATGTGTCGTTTGTAGCGACATTGCCCCTTGCTCGGATGGCATCACGGTTATCAATGCAAGCCGCCCATGCCGACTGCGCTGTTGGGTTTTGTTCAAGCTTCGCATACACATCTGCATGTTTCTTGCAAACTTCAGCACACGCCTCACGCTCGGCAGAAGCGACAAGGGCGGCAAAGTGTTCAATGTCGCCGTGCAAAGTCAGTCCGTTGGCTTCAATCAGTTTATAAACTTCGTCACTTGTCATTGGGTTTTTCCTTCTTCGTCATCTCATGCAACGCTTCCTCAATGTGACCCATGTGATTGCCTGACCACATGTCCCATGTTGCAGTGCGCTTTTGGTTGATGGTCAGATCACCATTGGGGCTGTGCCGTAGCATCTCGCCCATGTCTTTACAACTGGCAGTGAATTGCTTGGGTGCCTCTTGGTCGGGGCAGATTGTGTATGTGTAAGGTAACTTAGCCACTGTTCTTCTCCTTGAGTTTGGCTTCAATGGCGGCAAACAACTGTTGCCATTCTTCTTGGGTCATTTGGTCTGCTGTCCACAAACTTGCCTTCTCCTCATCTGTCAGCCCACCCCAAGGGCGAACGTAGTCTTGAATGTCATCGTCATCGTCTTTCATACAGGTGCATCCTCGTAGTTATCAGGGTTGAACTTCGGTTGTTTGGTTCCCTTGTCTTTTGGATTTGGAAATGGGGGGAAAGGCCATGTCACACCTCCCCTAGTACTTCTAGTATTACTGCTCTGATCTTCGTATAGGCTTCCGCCTTCGTGTGAGGCATCGCTAGTATGTTGTCTATGTCGCATAGTGCATCGTAGTATTCTGTTGCTCGCATCGCATGTTGAAGTTTGTGCTCATCTTCGGGGTATGCAAATTCAAGTAAGGCTTTCATAGGGGTTTCCTTTCGCTAGTCGCATGAGTAAACGCGCCTTGCGCCATGTACGACGCACATCTGTTTGCGCGGCATTTTTGAATTTAAACTTGGGGTCTGTACACATGCGTGTTGGTAATGCTCTTGTGAGATATTTAAGTTCTTTCATTTTGCGTTGTCCAATATGAGTTGTTTAATAATCCCGACATTGTGTTCATCGACGACGAACGACAAGCCGCCCCGCATCTCAATCTCATCTAAGTGAGACTGCTGTAATTTCGTTGGCTTACCGCCGTTCGCTTTGCACTCTATGCCGATGAACCATCCGTTGTAACAACATAGAATGTCAGGCACCCCTGAATTACCAAATCCACTTGTTACGGGCATGGTGTAGTACGCTCCGATTGAAGCCAGTTCCGCGAGGACCTTCTTCTTTACTTTGCGTTCAGGTGTATCTGCCATGTAGACTTCTCCTTGTTATAGCCAATCTCACCAAGCTGCGTGACGTGCATGATTACGATGTACAAATCTTTGCACACCATCCACCCCACATCGTCGAGCTTAGGCTCATGGGCATTGATATAAGCATCCGTAACCGATACATGATGTAGTTCTTTCTTAGGCGGCGGAAACGCTTGAATCATTGAGAGCGATGCCTTCATGAAGTCAGGTAATGCTTCTGCCGTGAAGTACCGCACTCTGTCAGGTTGTACAACAACGGCGTATGTATCGTCATCTTTGTACACAGGAACGCGCCACATATCAGGAGTCTTGTATGGCATGGCAGGCCATTTGTTAGCATCGTGTAGTGAGCGCATATATTGGGTGATGTATTCTGTTTCGCTGTACATTACATCTTTGGCGTTTTAGGAATCGCCACCCACACAATGCTGTTGCGATAGCCCACACCGATGTCGAGTTCGCTCAGGTACTTGTCGACCCTACCGATAAACAATTCATTGCGGTTGGAATAAGATCTCTCGGTCGATTTACCTTGCATGTATGTAGCGATCATCATCGCATCAACTGCAACTTCGGGCACTTCCTTCAGGGATGAATAGGATTTCAGGCTACCCTGAACGAGTACCTTACCGTTGCTATTGTCAGTAGTAACTACATCGCCTTCACCAACAATGTACTTGGGCGCTACTGTGCCATCATCATGATAGTTCTCATAGGCGATACCTATGATCTTGAAGCCCTTGCAGAATCTTTTAAAGTCGTCTGCTGACTCATCGTATTTTTTCATTTCAACTAAATATTTACTGTACGAATCTTTGAGTTCGCTAGAGTACTGCTTGATTGAAAGTGTGTCAACACCTAAATAGAATTCTGCCAACATTTTTGTTATATCTTTATTCAATTCTATTTTCGGTGCGCCATAACGAGCACCATCTTTTACTGGATGTAGCGCGACAACTATTTCTTCTGCATAAGCCTTAGTCATAGCCACATCGCTAGGATACTCATTGTTCTTCTTCAGCGTTCTAATGAGTGTTGCAATCTTATTGGAATCACGCTCACTTCTACTGGAGTTGGAGCTTGCCTTCTCCTTTCTGATGAGATACTGATTCTCATAGATATAAACCGCTTCACTTCTATCGCGTGAGTTAGTTGTAGTAGATAGTTCACCCGCATCCAATCCGTTCGGTGTGGCTAGACGCAGTGCACCACTATTCTTGATACGACTAATCTTGACATTGAACGCTGTGCAGAAGTCGAACGCGAGGTTTCTAAGGCTCGGCTTTGCTATAAACAATTCTTTCAGTTTGTCTTGATCTACGTTATCTAATGCTATGTTCATGGTTCTCTCCTTACAGTTGTCTAAGTTCTTCACCAGTAGGTGAAACGATTTTGTGTTCCCATGTTGTCTTGGGCAATCTACCCATTGGTAGGTCAATCCAGTCAAACGCTTCTTTAGTTTCTGCAAGCATTGTTTTGCGGAAGTGCCTACTCACCGTGCCCTGTACTTGATCCTGCCATTCGCGTGGCAGTCTTGGTTCACTCGTACCCGCATTCTCGTCACGCCAGTGATAGTAAAAATTACTACGCACCCAATGTGTTTTAAGTAGATACATAATAAACGCCGCATCTACATAGTGTTTCTTATCGACCACCTCTTTCAATGTCTTGTCGTTGAACTCTGCACCATAGAACTTGTTGTATTGGTTGTACAAGTCTCTAATAACTTCTAGTGCCGCCTTATCGTTCATCGCCTTGATAAACATCGGATAGACATCTAAGAATTCTTTGTACTGCTTCATGTGCTCGTTTGATCTTTTGCGATTCAGGGTAGGCTGAACAACTGTGAACTGAGTCAGGGGCTTCTTCGTTCCTATATCAAACCGCAGTCCTGTGAAGATCGGATACTCACCATCACCAGTCGACATGACTGCACCGCCCTTGTCTTTCACTTGATGTATGTACACGCCAAGCAATTCAGACAAGAGAGTATTCTCGCCTTGATGCAATCCATTCTCCGTAGTGAACTCAAACGAATTGTCGGGGCGCACAACGCCTAATGGTTTCTTATCTCTCCACCATCCTTCGGTTACATCACCTACTTGAATCTTGTCTGAGTACTCGCGGTGTAGATACCAAATACTGAATGAACCATCATCCATTGCGCGGAAGTGCCGAGCTGAATACTCTCTGTATCCGAGCGGGTAGGCATTGCCTGAGTTGCGATAGGGCTTGCTGTTCTTGACTTGGTTAGCCAAGGACTCGTAACTGATTTTGTTGATGTCGTAAAACATGATCATTCCTTCACCATAACTTTCTTACCTGTTGGGGGAACCCAACTCGCGTTTTGTGTCACCAACCACAATGTCGGCGATGAGATCTGCCATTGCACATCGTTCTCCAAGAATCCATCGGTGAACACCAATACACATTCAGCATTCACTTTCTTCTTGTTGATGTATTCAGACACACATGAAACCTTAGTTCCTCCGCCACCCAAGGGCTTGAGCATCGAACCAATGTTTGTGTAGTTGTCTCTGAACAGTTGCTCACCATGAACCTTGGTGTCCCACCACAGAACGCGCACAGCTTCAGGCGACACAGCCTCACAGATAGAGACCAGTTCTGAGGCGAACTCATTAAGCTCCTTCTCGCCGATCGAACCTGATGTATCAATAGCAACGACAATCTCTCCGATAGTCTCGTTCTCCACAGTTGGGATATACAAATCATTGGGCAACACTCTGCGGTTGAACTTGCGCCATGTGTACTCGTCCTTGCCCTTCGTTGCTGAAGAAACAAACTCGCGTAACACCTCGCGCCAATCTACCTTCGGATTGAGAATGTCTGTAATGGCTCGTGGCAGATCAATGCCCAAACGACCTGCCAACATCGCGCCTTCACGCAACGCTCTGTCGATACGCGCCTCTACCTCCTTGGCTTTCTCAGGGGTTATCGGCTGACCATCGCCTTCGGTGTCGTGCTCGTCGAACGAATACTCACCACCACCGTTACCTTGCTGTTCACCCTCCCCTGAATCACCACTTCCTCCGCCACCACCGCACTGTCCCTCCAATAACTTGTACACCTCACGCATGTTCATGTTGTGGTACTTGGGGTCATAGCATCCACCATCGGGGAGCTTCACAAGGTTTTTGTCCTTGATGTTCATGATGATGTCATTCACTACATAGTCTGCCGCCATGTTTGCGCGTTTGCGATCTTCTCTGAACAAGTCAATGTTGTGGAGCATGTGACGCAATACGATGTGCAGATTCTCGTGAAGCACTAAGCCTGCTACTTCTTGGTCTGTCTTGCACACGGCCTTGAGAAACGCTCTGCCGTATTTCTTGTTGATACCATCGGTGTACGCAGTGATCGCGTCATCGATCACCTCTGTGTTGCCCATCATCATCACACCTGAATACAAAGCTGTCTCAGGGTGTTTCATCATGGCAATGTGCGCCTTCTTGACGCGTTCTTCTTCAGTCAACATTATGGTCTCCAGTAAAAAAGGTCTAACAATAAAACGATGAGTGACATCAGCAACGCCACTCGCTCAAACTTTTCCCATCTCGTAAGCATTACTCAGCTCACATCAACTTGTGGTTATCTGTCGCCCACTTGTTGATCGCTTGGTTGTAACGCGCCAACTTGGGCTTGCCACGCATAATCATGGTGAAGAACACGGACTGAACTTCGGACGATGGAATGCGCTCAACGAACTGCATATACTTGTTCAGGTCATCCTGAACTTCTAGTACGTCGACTGCCTCGAACAACATCATGACCTGAGCAGATACATCTTCAGGAACTTTAATAGTTGATGCTGATTTCAAGACATCTGCCGTAGAGATAAGTTTGCCTTCGAGTGCAATGAACGCTGACATACTCTTAGCCGCCGCTTCGCCAATCGTGCCTGACAACGCGACCATCATGGCGTGTTCACCGATGATGTCCTTGGCTTCCACAATGGGAGATGCTTTCGCCAAAGATCGGGGAGATACAAACGAACGGGCGGGCGATGATGGTTTAAAGATATATGGGTTATCGCTCTCATCGCTGTCCAGATAGCTACGCATGGCTTTGGGTGTCATCGCTACCCATGCACGAATCGGACGCGCAACCTTGTGCTTAGTAGCCCATGCGTTCCACTGCTCTGCGTTGGGTTTAGCCATCGGAAGAATACACACACGATTACCAACGTGTGCCAACATGCTGTCGCCTACGCCGTCGCTTGAGTTGTTACTTGTACCAAACACGATGCTACCCTCGGGCAGGGGTTCATCGCCAACACTACGCTCGAGCATGAGTCGGGTAAAGATAATCTGCAACAACTTGGGAGACTTCATGAACTCGTCGAGCATGATGACCTTCTTCTTGCCGTTGCCTAGCTTGAAGAGAGACGACACGTAATACTCAAGAGTCTTGCTCGCATGGTTGGGGATGGATGCCGCAACGTCCATCATGTCTTTGACTGGGCAGTCAACATAGATATAGTCGTACTCGTCTGTACCGAGATCTGCTTCAAGCATCTTCAGGATTGATGATTTACCACAACCAGGCTCAGAGACAATAATGGGAGTAATTGAATTACCGATTGTCTTGATGATGTTTGTGCAGTCATCGATTGACACGCTCATGTTGAAATTGATTTTGGACATAATGTTTCCTTAGTTAATGTTTCAGGGATGGGTGAATGATTACTTGGTCGGCTTGATACGCTTGACATTGAAAGTCTTATCGGTCTCATCTACCTCGATATATGCTTCCTTCAAGCCTACTGCTACCAACATGCAAGATAAGTACACGGCACGGCGCTGTGCTCGGTAGTACATGAATGTCATGACTGCAAAGCCGATCAACGCCACAATTTCTAGGTCTGTCATACAAAGCTCCTTACATATAAGTTTTGATGGGTTTAAATTTAGACAACATGTCGTCCACGTTTTCCTTGACTACGCTACGCACATAAGAACTCTCACGCAGATCCTCTGTGGATACGTTCTCTAGCGCAAAGCTCAGGTCAACTACTGCCTGTGATAATGCTTTATTACCTGTCAAGTTGAAGTTCTCGATGGTCTTGCAAATCTCTTTGGCTTGGCTGACTGTGCTGTCGTAGATCTTCTTACGGCGAACCTTGCCGTCCTCGTCGGGCGTAGCCTCGGTACATGCGTTAGACAACCGTGAAGCAATCTCTACAAGACGCATTGACGCATCGTCCATCACAGAGTTGATGATCTCCTGTGTCTGACGCTCGTAATGATTCTTCAGATCTTCTGCCAATGCTTCGCTCACGGATGAACGGAAGTCGGATGTCGGAACCTGAGATACATGTAAGCGAATCTTGAACTTGCTACGAACATCTTGCGCTTCAGGGTACTCTGAACGATTAAACATGTCGCCTTGCTTGAACGCCGCATCGCTGACAATCTGCGGGTATGCAGTAATAAACTTCTCGAGCAGAGCTTCAAAGTCGCGCTCATGTTGGGCGTACTCCTTCTTGAACTTCTCAAGGTTGATCGTTGGGAGCAGACGCATCGAGCCAGCCCAGTCGTATGTCGACCTCTGAAGCCAGTTATACACGGTCTGCCGATAGTTCAGTAACGCCTTGTGGTCGGGTGAATCCGAGAGTAAGTTCTTGGTGAACTTGCCTGCATCGGCTGATGCTTTCTTAGATGTTGTTACCTCGTTAGAGATAGCGCGATCCTGTTTAGTTGCTGTCCACACGTTGACATCCACGCATACGACAAGTGCTGATGTCGCGAGTGAGATGATGTGGTTGGGTTGTTGAAGTTCAAAGTTCATGTTAACGGCCTCCCTTGTGGCTTGAGTTAAGGTTGAGTAAAAGCGAACGATCAGTCACTACGATGTAGTTGGACTTGGGCATCGGCACGATGGTGTGATTAACACCCCGTGCCTGTCTCTCGCCACATGGCATACACAATGTATAGCCGATGCTATGGCGAGCAATAGAAAACAATTCACCACATGCTGAACATGTAGGTGTCATGGAAGGGTGTCGGTGTTGAGTTGACGAACAATGACGCGCCACTCGTGGTTCAGACCCTCTTCCTCGTCTGCTTTGATACATGTATGCATGTCATACATCGCCATCGCTTTGTCGGTGAACACATCGGTCACAACGCCGTCGCACATAAGCAGATACACTTTGGCGAATGGTTGTACAGCGGTTGGTTGGGTTGCATTGCGCATCGCCTCACGAATGGAGGGATGGATGTTGTTGTCTTTGATGATCTCTTGCAAGATCAGATTGATGTCTTTGAACTGTCCCATAACTATCTCCTGACTGAATAAAAACTGAATTGGATTTCACGATACCCTGAATCGGTAGTCGATCATTGTGTTGAGTTACTCCCCGACACAGATTCAATTGTACCATAACTTTACATATAAACATAGGGTATTACCCTAACTTTGTTGAGTCACACTCCCAGTGTCGGTTGCTCATTGGGCACAACATGTATGTCGAACCCGAGCTTGCGTATGCACTTGAGCGTTGTCTCAGTCAGAGACGTTGTGCCTGCAATAGCGGCAAATATCTTCGCTTTGTCGCACACGGGGTAAGCAACTCTCTTACCATACACATCCTTTACATGCACATGGATCGCAAAACACTGCTGTTGGTCTTGGTCTGTCATTTCACACCCTCCTGAAGAATTAGTTTAAGCATCGTGTTCTGAATCTCGGGATCAATTAGGGGGCGCACCATCTCGTCAACCATCAGGTTGTAGCTCTTGCGCTTAACCATCTCGGCGTGCGTGTGTTCTGCAAACAACATAACTTCCTCCCATGTTGGGAATCTGCCACGCTCGTCATAGAAGCGATACGCTTCACAGACCACGCAACCTTGCTCGTAACTCTTACAACGGTTGCCGATGTTGATCGGTCCGCCTGTCTTGCGGTATGCCCGCAGTTTTAATCTTGTGCGTACTTTCATTTGCCTTCTCCCAATTCAATCAAGTCATGCACTTCCATCTCACCGCTTGTGCTGTCTCCCATCGGGTTTGCGCGGTCGTACATGAGCAACTCGGCTTCCTCTTTCGTGTTAGCCAGTACTGTGATTTCTTCCTGATATGTGGTGATAACCACACCTTTCCATGCTTTCATGTTGTTTCCTCCTCGGGCAGATACGCCCCTAGTTGTAAATCTTTCAGCAGTATCTTTGACCAGTCAATGTCGATACAAAGGCGCTCTCGCACTTGTATGTTCTCAACCACAGAATCTCCGTGGTCAATAAACGCATCGGCAGACTGCATGAGGTTGTTCAATGCCTCACCCAACAGGATGATTGTCGGGCGTTCGTTAGCTTGTATCCAACCCGCAGTCCATATCATGCGGTCTCGGTCGGACAGACCTTGCTCGTTGTTGTCGGCTTCCCACTTATAGAAAGCCTCGTTTGCTTTCGCTTGTTCATTTGTCATGATATTTCCTTAGTTGTTTGTTTACAGGATGTTGTAGCCTTTGAGCCAGCGACGAGTATCTTTACCCATGCTGACGATGGTCAGACCCTCGTACTCGTTGTCGATGTCGTTGAACTCATCAAAGTCAAAGTCGGGGTCGCATGTATTTAACAGCAACTCATGGTCGATGTGTACTTCTTCAGTGAAGCGTGAATCACTGCCATAGGCCGTTTGGGGGGTGGGCTGTGTCTTGGGGGTTGTAATGCGCAATGCTTTGCGCATAGAGCGGGGCAGGTGAGCGAGCATCTCGCGTTGCACTTTTACGTTAATCGCAGGGGAGAGGACGAACTTAGCTTTCATGATAACTCCTACTAAATTGAACTGAATGTTGAACTGAATTTCACCTACCCGTGAAACGGTAAGTGGTCTCTGAGGCAGGATATTCCCCGACTCAGATTCAATTGTAACATAACTTTACTAATAAACATAGGGGTGTGGGGTGACTTTGTTGGGGGGCGGGGCTTGGGGCGTAGTGTACAGGGATTGGAATTGGATATGTACAGTTAGACTTTTTGGGGTAAAACTGGAACGGGTTTTTGGAACAAATTAGGGACGATTGGAATCTGGAAAAGTAATACTAAGGTAAGCGAATACAGAGAGAAAATACAGTAGTAGTAGTAGTAAAAAAAAAAAAAAATTATATTTATTCCAAAATTCCAAGATTCCAGCGTTTTGCAGGGACGGCGGGCAAAATGAGAAAAACAGATTATTGCGATGTGTTGCACTTGCTAACGCAGTCAAGCGTTCACAAATCATTTGCCCAACCAGCTTTGTCCTTTTTAAAAACTGGAATTTTGGAATATCCACAGGTTATACATGACTTTCTTCTTTAAAATCAAGCACTTACGACGTTCCAATTTTGTGTTCCAAATTGGAACAACTTTACATAAGAGACAAATACTGGAATTCCAAGTTGGAATTTTGTTTTTGCTCAGATTCCAAGATTCCAATTAGCGATTCCAAGATTCCAACTGGGCTGGAACGTTGGAACAATTTCACGTACCCCTGAAACGGTAGTTGATCGGCTTGGCTCATGCGAACGCACTCAGCGCACGCGAGGACTCATAACTGGTATCAAATGCACCGTCAGTTAACGCTGGCGGTGCACAGATGCTTATTTCAAAGCATTGTTAAAAGCATCAATTGCTTGGCGCAATTTAACCTCATTGGGTGCAGTTGTGTCGCCTCGTGCATTGGCAGTCTTGGCACGGGCTTTTGCTGTTGTAAACAACTCTTTGAGAAACTCATCAAATTGTTTTGTAGGGGCTTTGACCTTGGGCTTACCCTCATTCTCAACTCTGCGCACGGCAACCTTGAGATCGGCAAGACGGTTGGAACAATACTTGTTAAAGTTATCACGCACGGCCTTGATGACACCGTGCTTGATCGGATCGGCCTCTTTGAGTTGACCAAATGCTTGTTGAGAGTATGACAAGCAGTAATCCAGACTGTTGGTGAAACCTCCCTTGGGGTTTGGTTTCCAATCGGAATCAAATGTAGTGGCAGGGTTTAACTCTTGCCATCTCAAGCCCCATCCGAGGCGCAGTTGAGTTTTGACCTCATCTGGTTGTGATTCGCAGAATGTAGGACACTGCTCGTATACGAAACGGGCAATAACTGCCATTGTTTCACTAGATCTTGCCGATTGATATGCGGCATCTTTGAATGATGAGACGATTGTCTCTTGGGGTTTTGTTGCTTTGCTCATGGTATCTCCAAGTAAGCGATTGTCCAGACAACACCGTGTCATCTGGTAAGTAAGTTATACCCGATGCAAGACACATAAGTAAAGTTTCAGCGAGGCGTGAATCAGTAAACGATCGGCTTGGCTCGCACGCACTTAGCGCACGCGGGGACAAATAACTGGTATCAAAAAGCTACAGGCGAAAAAAAACCTAGCCAACCTTTCGGCTGACTAGGTTCGGTGCAATGTTACTTGCTTAGTACATTATTGAAGGCATCGATAGCCATTCTGATTTTGACTTCATCAGGGCATGTATCGTCACCCCGCGCTTTCGCTGTCTTAGCTCTGGCCTTCATAGCCTTGAATGTTTCTTCAACATACTTCGTGAAGGACTTTGTAGGCGCTTTCACTTTCGGCTTGCCTTCGTTCTCTACCTTGCGGACAGCGGACTTCAGGTCAGCCATTCGGTTCGAAGCATACTTATTGAAAGTATCGCGAACACCCTTGATAATGCCATGCTTAATTGGGTCAGCTTCTTTAAGCTGTCCAAAGGCTTGCTGACTGTAGCTAAAGCATACGTCAACGGACATTACATGCGCACCATTTTCTACAGGAACCCAGCTTTCGTTATAGCTAACAGCGGGGTTCAATTCTTGCCAACGAAGCGCCCAACCCGCACGAAGTTGGGTTTTGACTTCATCGCTGACTTTATCAGTGAAGTTAGGGCATTGAGCGTAGACATACCGCGCTACGCTGTCTTTGCGTTCATCGCTGATCGCTGACTGATAGCCCGCTTCTTTCATAGAAGTGACTGTTACAGAACCCAATGAAGGGGCGGATTGTTTTGCTTTAGACATAATGTTCTCCTATAAAGCAAGGTTGAATATCAGGCAAACCGAACTGTCTACCTGATGTAATAGTTATAGCTGACCCTAGGTCTTAAAGTACAGTTTCAGCGGGGTGTGAACGGCTAAGTCACGCGCTTGACTCGCGCACGCTAAACGCTCGCGACGACAAATAACTGGTATCAATAGGGCCGAAGCCCTATTGGTTAGCGCTTGAAGTAATCACTGCGCAGTCTGCTGAACTCAAAGCCCTCAAGCTTTGCACAGAACGTTGCGCGTTTCACATGAGCACGCCATAAGTTAATCTGTCCTACTGTCATGATCTCTCCTTAGTTAAAGAAGAGGGGCTTTCGCCCCTCTGTTTACCATTCGCCGCGAGCCGCGACTAGCTTGCCCCTGATGCCGATCAGCACTACTGTGTGCGTCAGCTTGTACTGAGCCGCCCAACTGAGTGCTTCGTTCATCGTGTATGCATAGTGCACGAATGTCTTGTCTTCCCACTGCACTATCACTTTGTAGTGCGTCAACCAAACCCATAATGCTTTTAACATTTAGTCTCTCCTGTTCTGCATTGCACTATTGCTTTGCATTGATACTGTTATAGCTGACCCCATGGTTAAAAGTAAAGTTCTGGCGGGGTTGACCCACCCATACCCGACCACCCAAGGAGCCTTTGGGACTCCCGTGTTCCCCTATACTCTAAGACTTACACAAATCACTTCGCACTTTTCAAAGCATTTAAAACCAACGTGTTTATCAAACGTACATGTCACCGACAACGTGTCTACAAAATTAAAAAACGCGTACATGAGACCCCACCCCCTCGATATAGGAACACCCCCCGGGTAGGATTCCTACCACCCTTTACAAATTTGTGTTATATTTATTTCGTTGGGGCAACCGTGCAAATTTTTTAACTTGCGGACGACGGCCAACCCAACACTTTTATAGGAGTGCGATTCCCTCTTATGCAGATAATGCCCAATGTTGACGCGGATATTCCGCTACCAGCCTCAGCCACCGAGGCTATGCCCCCTCTTTCCCCAAAGGAAGAGATTGAGATGCGTGCCCGCACGGTCAAAATGATCTCTGATTTAAACGGAAACCCCATCGAACCCACCCCCGAGCACAAGGGCCAAGCCCGTGAGTTGATGGAAAAGGTTGTTGCTAATAAAACAACACCTGAATTAGCTAACTATCCCAACGAAACCATTGCATATCTTGCCGGTATGGTGGCTACGTATGACCACATGATCGTGCGGGAGCTGGCAGACTTCAAGTTGTACGTTGTAAACAAGCTTGTTGCCGAAACAGAGAACCCAAACAGTACCGTCAGACTTGGCGCAATCAAGGCATTGGGTGATGTAGACGGCGTTGATGCATTTAAGAAGCGTTCTGAAGTGACTCATAAGCAACAATCCATTGAAGAAGTGGAAAAAGAGCTGCTTGAGACGCTGGCTAAGTTGGAAAAACGCACAATTGACGTTCAAGCTAAGGTAATCCGCAGTGAAGATCACGCCTGAACAGCTAAAAGCCATCAAAGACGCCCTTCCAACGATGCCGTTGGAGCAAAAAATCCATACTTTGGAGCTTTTGAGGACGTACGACAGTGAATCTGTGCAGGAAGTGGGTAAAGATGACTTCTTAACCTTCATTGACCACGTATATCCGGGCTATAAAGTGGGTCCACACCACAAAAGACTGGCCAAAATCTTCGAAGACATAGCCAATGGCAAGAAAAGACGGGTTATTGTGAACATTGCCCCCCGTCACGGCAAGTCAGAGATGATTTCTTACCTTGCACCAGCGTGGTTTCTAGGTAAATACCCTAATAAGAAGATCATTATGGCCTCCCACACTGCCGATTTGGCGGTGAATTTTGGCCGTAGAGTGCGTAATTTGGTGGGTTCTGAGGCTTATCGGGACGTGTTTCCGCAGATTGAATTGCAAGCCGATAGTAAGTCTGCGTCACGTTGGGGTACAAATTTCAACGGAGAATACTTTGCTATTGGTGTCGGAGGTGCTCTTGCTGGTCGTGGCGCTGATTTATTTATTATTGACGACCCTCATTCAGAACAAGAAGCTAAGACTGGGCGACCGGACGTTTTCCTTCCTGCTTGGGAGTGGTTTCAGTCTGGCCCTTTGCAGCGTCTTATGCCGGGTGGCTCTATCATTATAGTGATGACAAGGTGGTCAAAACTTGACTTGACCGGCATGATTGTGAACCAGATGGGCCGCGAGGAAGATGTGGACCAGTGGGAGATTGTTGAGTTCCCTGCCATATTGAATGACAAACCGTTGTGGGGTGAGTTCTGGTCTATTGAAGAATTGCTTGGCAAGAAAGCGGGTATGGACCCACGGTACTGGCAGGCCCAGTACATGCAGAACCCTGTCTCAGAGGAAGGCGCTCTTATTAAGCGCGAATGGTGGCAGATTTGGGAAAAGGACGACCCGCCTCAGTGCGAGTTCACAATCATGTCGCTAGACGCGGCGCAGGAATCTAACAACAGGGCTGACTACAACGCACTGACAACGTGGGGTGTGTTTTTCAACGAAGAGACAAACAACTACGCAATTATTTTGCTCAACTCAATTAAGAAACGACTGGAGTACCCAGACCTTAAAGCCTTGGTGCTTGAGGAGTACAAAGAGTGGGAGCCTGATGTATTTATTGTTGAGAAGAAGTCCAACGGCTCGGCGCTTTACCAAGAGTTCAGGCGCATGGGCGTGCCTGTGGGTGAGTTTACTCCGGGTAAAGGACAAGATAAGATTGCACGGGTGAACGCGGTTTCTGCACTGTTCCAAGGAGGAGTAGTGTTTGCACCGGACCGCAGGTGGGCTAGAGAAGTTATTGAAGAATGTAACGACTTTCCGTCGGGTACAAATGATGACTTGGTTGACTCAACAACACTAGCACTCATGCGGTTCAGACAAGGCGGGTTTATTCGCTTACCAAGCGACGAGCCTGAAGAAGAGAGATATTTTCGCAGTAGAAAAGCTGCGTACTACTAAGGATAGATATGGCTACGAATATGGTCCCCTCATTGTCACAAGCTCCACTGGGCTTGAGTGCGTTGGAAGACATGGGCGATATGCCCACGATTGAAATCGAGATTGAAAACCCCGATGGCGTAATTGTCGGCATGGATGGTATTGAGATTGACCTGATGCCTGACGATGAGGCAGAAGACTTCGATGCCAACATCGCAGAAGACATGGATCCGGGTGACTTGCAGAAAGTTGCAAGTGACATCATTGAGATGGTCGATGCAGACATTAACTCACGTAAAGAGTGGGTTGACATGTACGTCAAAGGTTTAGATGTTTTGGGGATGAAGTATGAAGAGCGTACTGAACCGTGGCTGGGAGCGTGTGGTGTTTTCTCTACAGTACTTACTGAAGCTGCTGTCCGTTTCCAGAGTGAGACGATTATTGAAACGTTCCCGGCGGCGGGTCCAGTTAAAACGGAAATTGTCGGCGCAATTGATAAACTTAAAGAGCAGGCGGCGGAGCGTGTAAGAGATGACATGAACTACCAGCTCACTGAGGTGATGACTGAGTATCGCCCTGAGCATGAGCGCATGTTGTACAACTTAGGTCTCGCGGGCGCGGCGTTCAAGAAAGTTTATTTCGATCCGTCGCTTGATCGTCAGGTGTCGATGTTTATCCCTGCTGAAGACATCATCATTCCGTACGGCGCATCGAGTGCGGCCACTGCTGAGCGACTCACGCATGTGATGCGTAAGACCAAGAATGACTTGAAGAAGTTACAAGTCGCGGGGTTCTACGTTGACGAGGACTTGGGTGAGCCTGTTGCGATACACACAGACGTAGAGAAAAAGAAAGCGGAAGATCAGGGTTACTCGCTGACGGATGATGACCGCTATCAGATTCTTGAAGTGCACATCGACTACGACCTGCCCGGTTATGAAGATGAAGATGGTATCGCTCTGCCGTATATCATCACAATTGAGCGCGGCACAAATACAGTTCTGGCCATTCGCCGTAACTGGGAAGAAGACGACAAGCGTAAATTAAAGCGTCAGCACTTCGTACAGTACACATACGTCCCCGGCTTCGGCGCTTATGGTCTGGGTTTGATCCACTTGATCGGTGGCTACGCCCGTGCAGGTACTTCTTTGATCCGCCAGTTGATTGACGCTGGTACGCTATCTAACTTGCCCGGTGGTCTAAAGACTCGTGGTCTGCGCATTAAGGATGACGATACCCCGATCAATCCCGGTGAGTTCCGTGATGTGGACGTGCCGTCAGGCTCGGTCAAAGACAACATCATGGCGCTGCCATACAAAGAACCATCACAGGTTCTTGCGGGCCTCTTGGACAAGGTGACTGAAGAAGGTCGTCGTCTGGGTTCGATCGCAGACATGAACGTCAGCGACATGAGCGCTAACTCTCCTGTGGGTACAACGCTGGCTCTGCTTGAGAGACAGTTGAAAACAATGTCTGCGGTTCAAGCACGCATCCACTACAGCATGAAGCAGGAGTTCCAACTGCTGCGTGACATCATTCGTGATCACACACCAGACGAGTACAGTTTTGATCCGGCGTATGGCGATAGAAAAGCCAAGCAAGCTGACTACGACATGGTGTCTGTGATTCCGGTCAGTGATCCCAACAGTTCCACGATGGCCCAGCGCATCATGCAGTACCAAGCGGTCATTCAGTTGGCCCAAGGTGCTCCGCAGATTTATGACTTGCCGCTCTTGCACCGTCAGATGATCGAGGTGTTGGGTATCAAGAACGCAGAAAAACTTGTGCCGATTGATGATGACCAAACACCGCGCGATCCTGTGTCTGAGAATATGTCGTTCTTGACTGGCAAGCCTACAAAAGCATTTATCTACCAAGATCACGATGCGCATATTGCTGTACACACATCAATGATGCAAGACCCCATAGTTATGGGTCAGATTGGTCAGAACCCCATGGCTCAGCAGATTCAAGCTGCGATCATGGCCCACGTTGCCGAGCACGTTGCGTTCCAGTACCGCCAGAAAGTTCAAGAGCAGTTGGGTGCGACACTGCCAGCACCGGATGTTGAGTTGAGTGAGAACGACGAGGTGCAGATGTCCAAGCTTGTGGCTCAGGCTGCTCAGCAGCTCTTGCAGTTGGATAAAGCCAAGCAAGCTCAGCAGCAAGCAGCTCAGCAAGCTCAAGATCCGATCATTCAGATGCAACAAGCTGAACTTCAGATCAAGAAACAAGAAGCTGAAATCAAGGCGCTCAAAGTCAAGGGTGATTTGCAGATCAAGGCTGAGGAGTTGTCACTCAAAGCGCGTGAGAGCGCAGCCCGGGTTGGTGAAGATCCCAACATGGCGGCGATGCGGCTACAGCAAGAGATTGCTCAAGCTCAAGAGTTGCACGGCTTAGAGATGGCAACTAAACAGTTGGAGCTTCAACAAGCTCAGGCCCAACAGCAACAACAGATGATGCAGCAGCAACAGATGCACCAGCAAAAGATGGCTCACGGCGGGCAAGTCCATGAGCAGAGATTAATGCAGGGTAATAAGGAGTAATCATGACCAGTATGCTTGAAGTGTTAAACAAAAAGCTTGATGAACAAGTCAAGCAGTTGGTCGATGTTGTCAGTGGTGGTGGTGCTAAAACCTACGATCACTACAAAGAACTGTGCGGAACTATCCGGGGTCTGCAAACCGCGCAGTATG